TTCTTAAAGTAAACCTTCCCGTCAGCAGCAAAGTTACTACTGTTCGGATATAAAAATACTAAAAAAGGCGGCTCCGGTGATTCACCTTCCACAAAGTGGTCATAGGCAAATGGAAGTCCGCTTTTTTCTAACAACTCTATGATTTCCTGGTGTGTCACTGTTTCAGCCCCCTTTCAATCTTCTCTTGCAGGGAAGTCACACCATTTTCTTCCGCAGGAGCAATATGAGGTCTCGCAGCAACTCTTCCTCCACCACGCTTGGCATGGCCATGTTCCAGAAGGTGTGCGATCTGATATCGGTTTTTGGAATGAACCGTCATGGTGAGAGAATTGCTGGTTTCCTTTGTTTTCTTGGTGGCCCAGCTCTTTTTATAAGCACCAGTCCTCTTTGGCGCGTTTTCCGATATTTCCTTTTTGACTTCCTTGCTAACCTGCTGCACGCTTTGCTTTACCAGCTCTGTGGAAGCATCTGCATATTCTGTCAGGCCCTTCATCACAGCCTCCGCCAAATGGTCAACCGTTACTGTGTTTCTCGCCATGCTATCACCTCTTTACCCTGGCGGCTCTAAGTTTCACCGTCTTATTCTGATACTGCACATTATCGACAAAAGAAATGTTGTAAAGCGCTCCCCGGAACAAAATTCGGAAATGCTCACTGTCCATATCTCTTATCTTTTTGCAATACCGTATCACAAAGTTTACTTCGTCCTGGGCGTTCACCTCGGAAGCTGCCCAGTATTCTTTCCCGGAAAGATTATTCACATAGGCATAGCAAGAATGATATTCTTTCCACACCAGCTTGTGATTTCCGTTCTTATCCCTGGCACCTTCACTTTTTTCAATCGTGATGCGTTCTCTCATTTTTTCTATCAAAAGTCCACCCCTCTCAAATTGGATAACATCGCCCTGAGAGTAAGGTTCAACTCCTCATGATCGGCTTCCTCCCTGTGCTCATATAAGAAGGCAACCACAAACATGACTGCAACACGAACACTGTTATCGTTTTCAAATTCTGTCATATCATCGCATCTTAGGATATCCTGAATCTTACGCTGTGCTGATCCAATGAACGCCTCTATCAAATCGTCGTCATCTTCAAAATCTACTCTAAGATACTTCTTCATTTCTTCAACTGATATAATCACGCTTGCTACCTCCCTTCTAAAAGATAGGCGGCACCACCGATAGCAGCACCGCCACTAAATTATCCCTGGGACTTTGCAGATCCCTTGATATCAAGAGTCTTAACAGCCTCAGAAAGAATGAGCTTACCGTCCACTCTTTCAGATGCGAGGAATCCCACCTGACCGGTAGTAGCAAAAAGCTCATTTAATCTCTTAAAGCTACGTCCCTGGCGATCTGCAATCCAGTAGTGGCTGTAATCACCAAATGCCATAACTCTGTTACCTGCTGCAAGTTCAGGAACATAGATGGAAGTCTTATAAGGACGATTTAAGATTCTATCCGGTTCTCCATCTCTTACAGAAGGCTGCCAGATATAATTGCCATTTCCATCCTTTAACTTTCTGATTGCCTTAACAGTGGAATCGTTAAGGATCCAGGTTGCCTTATTACGATACGGAGCACGAAGGCTGTAATAAAGATCCATCACATCATCAAACGTGATGTTTGTACTTGTTGCAGTCACTCCGGTTTCAGCACCACCTGTTGCATTGAAGATACCGATTGGCTTTCCGCTACCATCACCTACAAAGAAGGCCTCCTCCTCTTTTGCACCGATACGACGAGCGAACTCCCTGGAAATATACTGCTCAATGTTGAAAACAGAATCATTTAAAAGCTCGTCAGAAATCTTAATCATGGTTGCGAGCTTATGCGCACCAATTGATGTCTGACCAAATGCATCATCGCTTTCAGGGAACTGCTCGCCCTCGTCAATCCACGCTGCTTCTCCCTTAGAAGTAACAATCGGGATTTTACGATCACCGCTGGAAGTTCTGATTACATGAGCAAGACTTCTAAAGAAATTCTCCTCCTCCAATCTTTCCACCAGGGTTCTCTCATATTCATCCGGGGCTAGGAATCCACCCTCAGAATCTGTACCAATGGATAATGCATTCTGCACATCAAAGGACATTTTATTTCTGATAGCTCCAGTCCAGAATGCATTCTTATATTCATCGCTGGCTCTACCAGTATTACCAGCAGCACCTTCCATCTTGGCGCTAGGCTTATTTGTGATCGGAGCGCTTGTAGCCTTAGCCATTTCTGCATCGATTGCAGCCTGGCGCTCAAGTCTGTCGATCTCCTTACCAAGATTAACGACCTCTGCTTCCATGCGGTCATAGGTTGCTGCATCCTCAGCACTCATCATGCCATTTTCATTCTGCTTTGCATCTAAAAAAGCCTTTGCCTGCTCCCAGGTCTTTGCTCTCTTTTCCTTCATCTCTAAAATCTTACTCATAATTCAAACTCCTCCTTAATGTCTTAAGAGATTTAATCTCTTTTGTAACTGATCTACGGGTACCTGATTTTGCGGCTTTGCCACAGAAACCTTATTCATAAACGACTGCGCTGCGTGCTTTCCTGAAAACATCATCGCCTGCTGCTTAAAAGGAAATTTCTTCTCCTTCTCGTCGTCATCGCCATCTTCCTTGCCTTCCTCTGGATCCTCGCCCTCATCCGGTTTCTTCTTAGCAGGTGCTTTCTCCTCCTTTGCAAAGAGGATTTCATCTGCAAATCCAAGTTCCACCGCTTTCTTGGCATTAAACCAAGTCTCATCATCCATGAGCTTTGAGAGCTTATTTCTACTAAGGCCAGTCTTGTCGACATAGGCATTTAAGATAGACTCTTTCACTTCATTTAGCATAGCAATCGCAGCTTCCATATCCTTCGTATTACCAATGGCCATCGTTGCTGGATTGTGAATCATCATCATAGCCACAGGGCTAACCTGGACTGTATCACCTGCCACAGCAATCACCGACGCTGCACTGGCTGCCAGGCCATCAATCTTGACGGTTACATGCCCGGCATAATCACGAAGCATGTTGTAAATCTGTGCTGCTGCAAAAACATCACCACCAGGTGAATTGATCCAGACGGTAATATCACCGCTATCCGCATACAGCTCATCTTTGAAAATCTGAGGAGTCACTTCATCGCCATACCAGGTTTCATCTGAAATTTCTCCATTCAAAAAGAGCGTCCTAGAAATTCCAGAATCGCCCTCATTCTTTACCCAGTTCCAAAACTTACGTTTCATCGCTTGCCTCTCTTTCTATTGTTTTCTGGTGGTTTTTCTTCCAGCTCAGGTTCCGATTCTTCCTGCCGCGTCTGCCCAGCAAAAATACCAGCATCAGACAGCTTGCACATATTTCCGTTAATGAGGTATAGATTTCCACCTTCCTCATCAGACAAAGGATTTAAGTCCTCCATCTCCCTGATATCGTTGGCAGATAACCACCCGTTTTGTCTGCCAATGGAATAACCATTCATTCGTGACTGATAATCGCCACGAAGCAGGCCATCCACATTTAACTTAATAAAATACTTTCCCTTTTCCCCTGGAAGAAGGAGTGCCTTTTGTAAGCTCTGCTCCCATCTGATTACCCAGGGATCCAGTGTGTACTTTACAAACTCTAGCGACTGCTGCTCAATATTGGAAAAGCTCGACTTCTCCAAATCCCCAACCATGTGTGGTGGAATACGATAGAGTCTTGCAATTTCATTGATCTGAAATTTCCTGGTTTCCAAAAACTGCGCTTCTTCCGGAGGAATACCAATCTGCTGGTATTTCATTCCTTCTTCCAAAACCGCAATCTTATGCGCATTATTGGTTCCCCTATACACTGCGTTCCAGGATTCCCTCACCTTTGACGGATCCTTTAACACCCCAGGGTGTTCCAGCACGCCGCCAGGATTTGCCCCATTCGCAAAGAAGGAGGCTCCGTATTCCTCACAGGCAAGTGTCATGCCCACAGCGTTTTTTGCCATTGCAATCGGCGAATATCCAATCAGACCATCAAAACCAAGTCCCGGAATATGCAGTACATCTTCCTTTTTCAGTTTGATGTCACCATACTGTTTGAAGTTTGGATTCTCCTCTGTATTTCTGGAATACACGTAGTAGATTTCACCCTTCTCATCACGCTGCACATCCACCTTGTTTGGAAGCAGCGGGTAAAGAGCAAGCACCCTACCAGCTCCATCTCTAATGATCTGCGCATAGGCATTTCCCCAAATTAAAAGATGACTCATTAGCGTTTCTCTAAACACAAATGAAGTCATCTCCGGATTGGGCTCATCATGAAGCACCTGGTATAGGCTGTGGTCATAAACCATCTCTTTACCGCCACCTTCTTTGTACTGGTAGACGTGAATCGGAAGTGATGCGACAGCTTCCGACAAAATTCGCACGCAAGCATACACTGCTGTGGTCTGCATTGCAGTCGTTTCATTCACCGGCTTACCGCTGGTTGTCCTTCCAAACAGGAAGGAATAACCGGCATCTGCAGCCTTGTCCTGGGGCTTATCTCTCGCCTGACCAAAACCAAATAAACTCTTAATTCCCATAGAGCACCTCCTAATTCTTTACATGAAAAAAGCACCTACCGAAGTAAGTGCTCCTTATAACTATTTGGCTATATATTGTTTCATCTCATTATATCTTCCAATTAATAAATCCGTTGTCTCTTTTCTTTCAAAAGTCTTTCTGTCATCAAAATCAATCTCAGGTTGTGCCACAATAAACTCGACAATCTTTGCAAAAATCACTGTAGCCTGATCTTCATTTGACAGAACATCCAATATTTTCTTACAATAAGTTTCCATCTTATTTTCATTAAATCTTGGAACTTTTTTGCCAGACACATACATTCTAAACAACATCATCGCATGATATCTGGACTTATTGTATTTCTTATCAATCACTTTATTTGTAATCAATTTTTCTATTTTATATTGTGTCAAGGAACTCGTATAATAAATCCATTTTTGATCAGTAGGATTAAATATCTTATCTCCAACTTTTTTTACAATAGCGCCATAATTACCTGAAACTCCATGTGGATTGTTTAGAAACATTGCGGTTACTGATTTTATCTGTTGTGGAATATTAATGATTCTTGTTTTTGGAATGGATTCCAAACGATATTGACCTGTTCGTCTTTCATAATACAATCTATCTTCTTCTGGAAAAGTACTATAAAATGTTTCCAATCCTTTTTGAAATTCAGATAACGCCTCAAGCTGTTCAGGTTTTATAGATGTCTGACTATTTGTTGCCTTTGTTATCCTATTTTTAGTTGTGTCATCTGTTGTCTCAATGACCTTAATAGGTATCAACAAATCATCTATCCATTCTATATTCCTATTGTCATACAAAACGTGACTTGTCTGGCACCCATTTACAATTTGATAATCTGTTAAAACTGTGGTGGTTCCTGTCATTGTTAGCTTATCTGCAATGATAGTTATTCCATTATTAAGCATACAAAATGAATTAACATCTTTTGTCTTTAATGTGTCCATTATTGCTTTATTAACCGGATTTGTATCACCTAAAAAGTCACGAATATTATCATCAAAAACAGGTTTAAGCGCATCGGCCTCGCCTATTATAATTTTTCGATATTCGCTGAACGGGATAACTCCACTATATCCAATACTTTTATTATCTTCATCACTAAACATAACAATATTTTTTTCAAATTTGAATTTAGCAGACATAACATTCTTTGTATTTCGATACATTGTCTGTATTTCTGCTGCTCCACAAGGAGTAAATCTCACTTCTGAAAAAATATTAAGATCCATTAATTCTTTCACATTTCGATCTTTCACCTTTGTTAATGTTTTGTCGCCAGTCCATTTTCCTGTTGTTACATAATACATGGACAGCTTTGGATTAGCTTCTGTCATATACTCCGCATGATTATAAATGTATTCCTTCATTTCAAAAAAATCTTTAACCTCTTGCGTTGTAAATTCCGAAGCATCATCACCGAAAAATGATTTTGTGAACTCAAAAAAATTCAACATTAAAGTATTATCAAACGATGAAGAAGTCTTTGCTTGAATAAACACAAAATTCACATCCAACATTCGAGAATTTTGTATCTGAAACTCAATCTCTGATACCGACGTAACCAGTTTATGATTAACAATAATCCCTATACCATCGATTCCTTGCGCATTTTTTCCTGTTGAAAATTCTTCTAACTTTATATCAACAATCCCATTTTCTCTATTTACGCAACAAAAATTGCAAAAGTGTTCAAATGCTTTATCTTCTTCTTTCCCATCTATTTCATATGAGTTGCAAAACTCACCTAAAAACTTTTTTGTTATCTGGTCCACTCTAATACCTCCTATAACTAAGTCAGTATTATCATAGCAGAAAACATGACTATTTTCAACAAAATGCACCTTATCACCTCCTCCTGTTATAATATGATTATTCCCCTATTATCATACACACTTTCACAATTTCCCTGATTTCTCACAGCTCTATCAACCGCCATAATCGCAGCCACGATACCGTCAATTTTCTCCGGCGATTTGGCCTTTGTAACCTTGATGTTCTCTGCTGCGTCCTGCTCTACTACTACATTTCCACTCATCCAACGAAGCACCGGATTTCCTCCATGCGCGATACGAGCTTCCATGAGTAATTTATAAAACTCCTTAGTGGCTGGGCTCATATCCTTGTAACCCTGGCCAAACGGAACCATTGTAAATCCATCATCCATCAGGTGCTGGGTAAGCATGGTGGCATTCCATCTATCCACCGCAATCTCCAAAATGTGATACTTA